GTAGACGGGCGGTTGTATGGTAATTGGTTGTACGGGGATTCACGGTACAAGGTTTCACCCCGCTTTCAGTTGTTGCACAAAATGATCCTAATTTGCAATTGCTGACCTGTACGGTTCCGGTATCTCATCAAGCGTCAAACGTCCGAGATCATACAAAAAACGATAAATACGTAACTTCCGTTCATCCACCTAAATCACCCCATTTTCTAACAACAATTCAGAAAGGTCGGCGACAAGTTGTTCAAGTTGGGCAATTCGTTCTTGCGACGAAGGATCAGGCGCATCTGCTCCACCTTCCACCTCGTAGTTGATCTTCGAAAAATCTACTCCCCGAAGTGCAAAGACTTCTTGCTTACCGTTGTAGCCGATAATTGTGCCGTTTACGCGGTCAACGACAATACGTTCGGCTTCGAAAGCTTCTTGTTGGTGGCCGTTTAAGATCAAACGTTTCATATTACTTGCCCCCCGTTTATGATGGTTTCCTGCGTTGTCCCGCTGGGCTGTGTACCACCTTTTCGAATCACACCCGCGTCCGCAAAAAAAACTGTATTATTGTTTGTGCCTGTATTTCCGACGCTAGATATTTGCCCAAGGTATCTTACATACATTGCTCTATTTCGATTGGATATTAAGCTATTACTCACTATTGCATTTCCGGCGCTGACATATACACCGTCGCCACCAGCATTATCTATCTTTATATTTTCGAAAGTTACCTCTATACAAACACTAGCTTGCACACCAGCCTTACCTATTCCTAAGCAGTTAAAACCATGCACATTGATCGTTAAAGTGTTTCTCCAAGCATAAATTCGATCGACAGTACGGGTATCGGACACAACCGTATCCCCTAATAGTTGTAACAAACCACCGCCAGAGAATCCTCTGATAATAACGTCCTCACTACTATAATCTCCCGGCGCGACATTTATCGTAACTATATGGTTAACAATTTTTGGCACGCTATTTACCGCCTTCTGAATTGTTTTAAAAGCAGTTTGCGGTGTCAATCCATCGTTGCTATCGTCTCCGTTTGTCCCATCTACATATAATGTCATGTCCTTCGTCGTCGCCAGCCCGTGGACGCCATCATGCACAGTTTCATTCAAATGCGCAGCAAGGTTGTCCGCGTTCTCTTGGATGTTTTGCATCATTGCCCGTTGGTCATACTCCGTGAAAAACCGCGCAATCCTCGCGCCTTGTCCCCAGGCTTTTGCAACGCCTTGGAATCCTCGCGTCACTCCGCTCAGTACGTTTCCCGTTTTTTCCGTGTACAGGATTGTTTCCGCATCCTCACCAAGACCAATAATGGCCAAATTCGGCGCATCTGGCAGTTTTGTGCCATCCACCACGGTGATCGTTGTTTGCACGTCGTCGATTGCTGCTGCCAACTCCGTGATTGGCGAGTTGACCATCCCCGGATACATTGTCAGCATTGTTCCAACACCTCCAGTTAGCTCATGGTCAGTTCGATGGAACCGGTCAGAAAGCGCATCCGGTCGCCAGTTAATATTGTCCGTGGTACATTGAGCGGGCCGAAATATAGCAGATTTCCACCAGTGGCTGCATCCCGTATCCCGACGTGCGTCACGGTGCCCCAGTCTGCTTCAGCAACCGGAAAAACCACGTCAGCGATGTTGCGGATCACTTGTTTGCCGTCTTCTTCGACCGGAGCACTAAAGACAACCTGCTGCCGAGCATATCCGCCACCCGTAACCTCTTGCCCGGTGTCGTTTTTGGTTGGGTCGCTGGTATACAAAGCGACATAGACGTTCGTCGGAAACGTCATCGCTTGCCCACGAAAGATACGGTTAAGCAGTGCCGCCGCAAGATAATTTGACATGTTCATCCGTTCATCACTCCTCCAACAGGTACTCGTTAACAATGCGGATTTGGTTCAGTGTGGTGGTTCCGATATTCGTCAGCACGATTACCGGCGGCGTCCGCACATCGCCGTCAGATTGGATTGAAAAAGAAAACGGTGACTGCGTGATCACCGTTTCATACACTCGATCCGGACCGTAAGCAAACGGATCGAAAGCGACGAGCGGCAACGTAAACCGCCCCAGGCCAGCAACGCGCTCCACCGGCAACCGTCCAGCGTAACGGACAATCCAGTACCGATCAGGTTGCACATCAAAACGCAATTCAAGTTTCCGAGGGCGTCCATAACTGTCTACCAAGTGAGCGGCCAAGGCGGTGATGCGTTGTTGGAGTTCCACACGGTTTTTAGTTACAAACGCGCACTCCAACTCAAACACCCGAGCATCCAATTCAGCGCCAAAATCCCACGCACCATGACGACCTGGGATATGCATGGTTTTGTCCATCGTTCCCGGTAGGATGGGACGCTGTGATTCGCGCAACATCACCAAGCCAAGTTCCCGCGCCGTTTTACCACCGAGCGTGAAGCTCATCTCCACACACCACCTTGTCCACGGACCGCTTGCATTGCCATATGCCACACGTTCCGAGCGATCTCTCGCGCCAATTGTTCCCGGTCGGTATCGTTGCGGATAGGACCAAAATTCGCCCCGGCCAGCAAACCTTCCATATAAATATTGATCACCGGTGCCTGTGAAGGACCGGCGCTGGCCGCCGCAACTGCCGGGCGGCTACTTGCCGCCGTCGCTACCTCTGCAATCGCTTCGGCCTCCCGCATGATGGCGGACATGGAGCGTTGGAGACCGATAGCGAAGCCCTCACCTGTAAATTTTCCGTACTCAATCATCACTTTCGATGGGGAGGCTATACCAAGTGCCTCTCTGATTGTCTCTTTAACCCGATCAGCAATCTCCTTAGCTTTATCAAACACCGCCTGAGCCATTGATGATATGCCATCCAAAAGCCCATGAATAATGTCCCGCCCAATGTTAAACAACGTTTCAGGTAGATTTCTTAAAAAATCCAAAGCTTCATTCATGAGATCGATTACGGTCTGTTTTACCTTTGACATCCATTCTGAAACGGCTTCTCGCATCCGGCTGAACATATTAACGGCCAAATTGTAGAGAGTACCAGGAAGGTTCCTGAAAAAATCCAATATGCCATTCCAGATGTTACGAATTGTGTTAGCGGTGGCTGTTACAAGACTGGAAACCGCTGTTTTTAAATTCTCCCAGGCTGACTTCCCTAGAGATAAAATGTTGTTCCAAAGGATGGACAGGAATTCTTTAACCGTATTCCAAACCGCCATTGTGTTGCCTTTGATATTTTCCCAAGCACCTTTTGCAAAACCGACTACAGCATCAAGGGCTCCAGAAAATATCTTCTTGATGCCTTCCCAGATATTGTTTAGAGCGTTTTTCAGATTCTCAAAGATTGCTTTAGCATCATTTTTCAGACCTTCAAAGTCCCCTGTCACCAGGTCGACGATCAAGAGGACGGCACCTAAAAAGATGTTCTTGATGACCTCCCACACACCGCTGAAATATTGCTTTATCCCTTCCCAGATACTTTCGAGACCACTACGCATATTCTCAAATATGTTTGTTACGCCTATAACGAACGGTGTAACAATAGAAATGATAGTGTCGACAATCCCCTGCCAAATGACTTGAGCCGCCGCTTTCAGTCCTTCCCAGGCGGTGGAAGCTGCCCCAGTAATGCTATTCCAGATACCAGTCAGAAACGAGACAATACCGTTCCAGATGTTTTGAGTTGTAGTGGAAATACTCTCCCATGCACTAGAGAAAAAGCTGGTGATTCCGCTCCATGCTGTTTGGGTTGTTTCTTTGATTCCATTCCAAAGGTTAGCGAAAAAGTCTTTGATTGGTTCCCAGTTTTTGACGATCAGGTATGCAGCTGCAGCTAAGCCTCCAATAGCAAGCACTGTAAGACCTATCGGTGAGATAAGTGCAGAAAAAGCAGTTTTGAGGATAGTCATCATCCCGCCAGCTTCTGCGATGCTTTTGGACACCGTGCCAAATGTTTTTATGAGCGTCCCAAATGCCCCTGCAAGTTGCCCGAAAATAATAAGCCCGGGACCTAATACTGCCAACAAGCCAGCAAAAGATATAATCAAAGACTGAATTCCTGGATCAAGGTTCGCGAACCAGGTTGCGGCACGGGCGATAGCGTTGACAAATGGATCTAAACGCTTGATTGCTTGGTTGAGTGCATTGAGCAACGGGCCGCCCAATTCAATCCCGATGTCCGTAATGCGGTTTTTGAGAATTTGCAGTTGGCTTTCGGTCGTTTGATAGCGCTGTTCAGCCTCTTTTGTCAACGCAACGTTCTCTTCCCATGCATCTGTGGCCAAATCAAGGCTATTTCGGAACAGATCGCCTGCACCGGCAGCCCTCAACAGGGCGTCCCGCACGATGATTTCAGACAGGCCCAATTCCTCCAGGACGGCAAAGACGTTTTCGCCAGCCTGGCTCATGCGGTCCAAGCCTTCAATGAAGGCCACAATGGCCATGCCAGCATCTCGTTCAAATGCTTTCTTGAAGTCAGTAACAGACATGCCGGCCACTTTAGCAAACAAGGCCAGCCTTTCTCCACCCTCTTGGACGGCATTCGCCATATTAATCATTACCCGAGATATAGCCGAGCCGCCTGCTTCCGCTGCAATACCAACAGAAGATAGAGCCCCGGCAAAAGCCAAGATTTGAGCTTCAGTAAGGCCGATCTGCGCGCCGGCACCGGCTATTCTTAGGCCCATCTCCACAATCTCAGATTCTGTTGTAGCCAAGTTATTTCCTAATGCAACAACTGTTGAACCAAGTCTATCAAAATCTTGCTGCGACATTTGTGTGATGTTTGCCAATCGAGCTAGAGCCGTAGCTGCCTGGTCGCTGGTCATGTTTGTTGCTACACCCAAATCCACCATTGTGCGAGTAAAACCGAGGATGGCCTCTTTCTGGATTCCCAACTGGCCAGCCGCCTCAGCAACCTTGGCAATCTCAACCGCCGATGCCGGGATCTCCTTGGCCATATCGCGAATTCCTTGTTCAAAGACCTTGAATTCTTGTTCCGTTGCGTCCACTGTTTTTCTCACGCCAGCGAAGGCCGATTCAAAGTCAATTGCTGCCTTAGAAGCAAGGCCTCCAACCGCTACCAAAGGAGCAGTGACTGTCATGGAGAGTGAGCTGCCAACATCGCTCATTCTATCGCCTACGTTTTTAAAGCGGTCCGCAACATCCTCCAAACTCTGCCCCATCTTATACCAATTACTTGACTGCTTCTGGATCTCAGCATTTACCTGTTTTAATTCGGCCTCCATTTTGGCCAATTCTGCTTGTGCTTTGTTTAATCGGACTTCCAGGTTTTGCGTTTCCTTGGCGTCCTTGCCTTTTTCAGTTGCCACTTTGGCGTGCTCTTCAGCGAGCTTGGCCACCCGTTGGCGTTGAATTTCAATTTGTTTGGTGAGAGAGTCAGCACGCAAACGTAATCCATCGAGATTATTGCCAAAGCCACCCAACTTTGCACTTGCAGCCTGGAACTCTGACTGTACCACACGCATGGCGCGGTTGAGCTCGGCCATGCTTTTATTTATGCCGCTGTCATCCAGGCTGACTTTTACGTTTAGGTTGCCTACTTCAATGTTTTCCGCCATACTCCCTCACCTCGCTTTACAGAAAAGGAATTTGATCCACATACACCGTCGGGTTTTTCTTCTCTCGTTGTCTCCGCAACAAGCGGAAGAAATAAATAATGTCCATCTCGTCAATCTCGCGGATGGACATCCCTTGCTTAAACAAGTCAAGGTATAGATTATCAATAAACTCCAGGGGGTCTACGCCCCCTGTTTCACGTTTGGGTCAGCATCAGCCCCAATCGCTTCAGTCGCTTTGCCAACCACTTGGTTGACGCAATCCACCACCGTGGGGATGAGCTTCCCGGCTTCGATGCCGTCGTAAAACTCATCCCGGCTGAACTGGCCGCCAAACAGGTCCACCACGTAGTCAACGGCAATGTCCAGCGTTTCAACATCGATTTGACCGTCTTGGAATTTTTTGCTAATTTCGAGTGTCCGCCGGAACATCCGACCGCTGATGAATTCCTGCGTGAACGTCTTTTCTTTACCATCAATCAGCAACGTCAGCTTCATAAACTTCCGCCCCCGGATTCTTCATATACAGCGTTGAACCAGTTGGTAATCACTGTCGGATCAACGCTTGTTCCATCTTCATCCACCCATGCACGCCATCTACCATCTTTCGCTCTCGGTACAAACTGCGCCGTAACAGTCGGCGTTTGAAACTCCGGCGTGTCGGTGCGGGTGGCGAATGTCTCCTCAGACAATTGAAACTTCCCTTTGTACAACCAGAAATAACGATATTTTCCGTTCGACTTGAGCGAGCGGAAACCAAGCGCAACATACGGCGGTACGTCGTCTTTCGATTCGATCAGCACACCATCGGCATTTACTTTTGCCCCCAGCAGCTCCGCCCGAATCTCCGGCGGCAAGTCTTTGACGTTCAGCGATACTTCGATGCCGCCCAAGCTGGTCGCCACCTCATCCGCTTGGTCATCGGCAAACAGCGTCGCCGTGTTGGTGGTCGGTGTAATGGTCGCCTCAATTGCCCCCGGGATTGGTTTCGGGGTGGCGTATGTTTCAGTCGTTTCGTCCGTCATCACCGCAAAGTGCAGTTTGTCCAAACCAATGCGCACACCCGCCATGGTTGATCACTCCTTCTCAAGATTGATTTTGTAGCGCAAGGCCTTATGATAGGTTTTTGTGTCGTCCTCGTATAAATCAACAGCCCCGGTGCGGTAAAAACCCAAAGTCTCCATCGTTTTATTGACCTCTTGTGCAATTGCCGTTGTATTGCCTTTTGACCAAACGTCCACCTGAAAATGTATCTCCGATGCATAAGCTTTGTCATCGGCATATTGATCATCGACATTCACAAGTTCGAAAAACGTCACATACGGCTCCGGTGTGCCCTCAGGTACTGTTTCTGGCCACACTTTTGCACCGCCCAACAATGTCACAAGTGCCGAATTCCCACGCAGTGCTTGAAGAATCTCGGGCTTTAGATCAATCATTCTCTGAGCCCCTTCCGGAATTCCTCGGCCATCACCTGCATAGCCTCAGACTTTTTAGCATGAAAAGCTGGTTCTACAAATGGTCGGGCCGCCATCTTTACTGTCCCAAACTCCAAAAATCGCGCCCGCCAGCCAGTTTCTTTGCCGGGACCAACTAAAACATACTTGTCGCCTTCCTGCCGCCGGACGCCGCTCACTTTGATGTCGTCACGTATGTGAGTGTAGTTGGGACCAGATTTATTACTAACATTTACCCTTGACCGCATTTCCTCCGCAATTACTTCACCAGCCATGCGCAAGCCCCGGTTTTCCACCCGATCCGCCGCCTTACCCAACTTGACGCGAATGGCAGTGAGGATTTCGTCGATTCCTTCCAGCTTAATTCCCGTTGCCACTGTTCCCCACCTCCGTCGTCATCAAATGGGTTTCCGTCCGGTCGCCGTATACGTCGTCCAACACGGCGTAGATCTCGTATACCCGTCCTTCACACACTACGCGCATCCCCGGCTTGATGCCTTTTCGATACCGGATTCGGAACCGAACGGTCTTTTCGTATTGGACAGCAGCGGCGGCGAAAAATTCCCGCCCGCGCAACGGTTCCCGGGCAGCCCATACGGTGGCCACGTCTTCCCATTCCTCCGTGTCGGGCTTAGGAATCGGGTACCCGGAATCGTCTTCATCCCGGATTTTTCGCTGGATGGTGATGCGCTGGCGCAATTTGCCAATGTTCATGTCTCATCCACCACCGTAATGGCTACCGGGCGACTGGCCGTGCGGTTATCCATGTCCTTGGCTTCCATCGTCACGGTATACCGCCCGGCTACTGTTGGAATCCCGGTGATACCTCCGGTTTGCGGATCAAGTGACAGCCCCGGCGGCAATTCGCCGCCAAGGATTTGCCACGTGTAGGGCGGCGTCCCGCCGGTAGCCCGAACGGTGGCTGAATACTCAACACCAGCTTTTGCCTCCGGCAACCGGGTCGTTTCGACGTGCGGATAGGCATATTTGAGCTGGGCAATCAGACTTTGGACCGTCTGCCGGTACCCAGCCAATTGTGCCGAATACCGCACGTCGGCAATGGTGTCCCGGTTTTCGTACATGTCAGCGATAATTGACAGCGCGAGTATTTTCGCAGGCGGGTTTTTGGCCGGGTCGATCCACGATGGCAAAGCTGAGCGGAGATATTCCTCCGCTGCCGCGATCATGGATTGCAGGATGGTGTCCTCATCGTCGTGATCGACCCGTAGCCATTGTTTTACTTCGTTCAGCGGAAGGGGCATCGACATCACCCCTTCTTTTTGCGTTTAGATTTTTCAGCCTTGGGCGGCTCGGCTGGCAGTGCCGGTTCGGCGGCAGTTTCCAAGACCGCCGCAACGCCAGCAGCCACCAGTTCCGACGCCCGTTTTTCATCAACAACAAACAACTCTCCGGTGGGACGATACTGATCGGCAACACGATCATAAAAGCCCCTCTTTACCACCATTTTCAGCATGACCTTACACCACCGGCGTCACATCAAGCAGCCCTTTGACCATCGCAGCTTCATCCCATACTTTCAAGTCGTCACGGGTAATCACGCGCAGTTCCGTACTATCACGCCGCCACGCTTGGCCACCTTCCCGCGTGCTAGCCAGTTCATAGGTACCACGGGTAAACCATACGGCGTATTGATCACCTTGGCCAATAAAGATCGGAGCGTACGTTTTTTCGGCACTGGTATCTTCACGAGACGGTAGGTAACGGTTGGACACCACTACGATGGGGCGGCCAAGCAACAAACGGCGGCCGGGTTGTGTCACGTCGATTGTCACCAGATACCGGCCTTGATTATCCTTTTGAGTATCCAGCCAGTTAAAACCGTCTTGGTTAGTGATGATTACGGCGTTTTGGCTGATTGCCGGATCAAGTTCAACGTTCAAAATCCGCTTGATTCCGTCCAAGTCGGCAACAACATTGTCCGGCAAAGCATTCAATAGAGCAGCAATCAAACTATTTCGCGTAACTACAACCTTGCGCCCAATCCAGTTGGTTACGTAATTCAAAATGTTTTGATCACTGTCTCTCAAAAGCTCGTTCGTAAGAGGTAAGAATCCACCACGTTTTTTCAGGTTGTAAGTGACAGGTACAAATTTCGGGTTGTCCAACTCTTGCGCTGAACCATATTCCTCCAGCTCCGGTAGCGGCGTCATCGTCTCGTCTTTTTCCAACACCCGGCTGCCGCTCAACGTGTTAACCGTTTCAACCCGGATGTACTGTGACAAGTCGTTCAATTCACGCATGATCGTGTTGATTCGCGTTTGGATGTCTTGCGGCACGATCAGCGACGAATCTCCATCCGGATCAGCAACGCCGCCTTCATGCATGACGTTCAGGACGTGGCGGCGATAGCTGTTTACCACGTCGATTTCGTCAGCCGTCAACTCCCGGCGGCGAATCGCTTTAACAAAAGCCTTAGTGTATTGTTGTTCCAATTCAGCTTTGTCTTTGCTCTCGCCTTTCGGCAGAGAAGATTCGATCTCTTGTTTCTCCTGTGCCTCCAACTCCTTCAGCATGTCGATCTGCTTCCGCAAGGCGCGGACTTCTTCCATCGCCTTTTCAGCATCTTGGACCCGCCCTTCACCGATGGCCAGGCGGACTTTCTGTTCAGCTGCCGACAATTTTGTTTGCAATTCCCGCATTTGATGCGTCACTTCCAATCACCTCTCCCTAGATTTTTAAGCAATTAAAAAGAGCTGCCTGTGAGCAACTCCAACTCTAACTTGAGCATTTTCAATTTGTTCTCAGCCTCATCATCCCGCTCCCACGGTGCCCGGCGACCAAATTGGTGATAATGGCTCGCCAGGTGCTGCCGGACACGCTCCTTGTCGGCCTCCGGGATGTCGGTTTGGTCCAACCGCTGCGCCGCCGCAACGACGCCAGCCCAGACCACCGCGCCGTCGCTCGGACGATGGTGCGGGAGTTTCAGGTCAGTGTAAGTAGACGGAGGCATCTCCGGTGCCCAGGCAAAGTGCCCGGCGATCTCCCGTTTTTCCTCGTCGGTGAGTTCATCCCAGCTTTTGTCGGTAAAATCTTCAAGGTCCGGCGCTTCCCACGGTGTATCTTCCGGTGCCAGCTCGCGGGAAACGTCTTCCGGGACGACGCCGTTGTAGATTTTACGTTTCAAATCATCAAACATAAACGGTTGAGGCGGACGCTGGTACCGCGTCAAGTCAAACTCCATGCCATTGACGACCATCCGACCCGGTGCAATGATTGATGCCGCCACTTGCTTGGCTTCCTCAATTTCGTCAGCAAACCCAAGCTCCACCGCTTCACTGGCCGTCATCCATGTTTCGGCGTCCAACAACTTGGAGATTTCATCTTTAGTCAGTCCTGTTTTGGCCTGGTACACCGGGATCATGGCTTCACGGATTTTTTCCAATTCAGCCGCAATCTGCAAAAATGCGTTTGCGTCGCCCCAGGCATACGTCCATGGGTTATGGATCATCATCATTGCATTTCTCGGCATAATAACTCTGTCCCCGGCCATTGCAATCAGTGACGCTGCCGAAGCTGCCAAACCATCAACATAAACAGTAACCTGCGCTTGGTAACGGCTTAGCATACTATAAATCGCCTGCCCGGCAAACACGTCACCGCCGGGAGAGTTAATGTAAACTTTCAATTCCTTGATTACACCCAAGTTTTGCAGTTCGTTCCAGAATTGCTTAGGCGTTACCTCGTCACCAAACCAGGTTATGTCAGAAATCTCCCCGTAAAGCAAAAGCACGCCAACACCCGGCTCAGCGGCTGCCCGGAATTGCCAGAATTTCTTGTTTTTGACATTTGTTTTTCTCAACCTTCATCACCCTTTCCAACAGCGACAAAACGCAAGTCACCACCGTTGACCGGTGGTAATCCTTCCAATGCGCGAATCTGATTCATCGTCAATTTGCCGCTGCGAATCATTTGTTTGTAAAACTCCATCCTGTCCTCCATCGTCACCACCTCCTTTCTGGCTGTTTATATTTCCACTAGCCACACTCACCAGCGGTGCCGACGCCTTGTTGATGTACAACTGGTCGCCTCCCGGCTCTGGCGGCAGTTCTTCCCAAGCTCGCACCTCGTTGGGCGTAAGGAAGCCGCCTTGGATGCCGATCCGATAAGCGTTGTACCTAGTTTGAATATCAGAGCGGACAATGGAATCAACGTTAAACTTCACATAAAAACCGTCGGCTCGTTCCGACGGCAGAAACAATTTGTA